TACTTCAGGTTCATCAGGTACTTCAGGTGTAGATGGCTCTTCAGGTACATCAGGTAGCTCTGGCACTTCGGGTAGTTCAGGTACTTCAGGTTCATCTGGTACTTCAGGCATAGATGGTTCTTCAGGTACAAGTGGTTCTAGTGGTTCAGCAGGTACTTCTGGTATAGATGGTGCTACGGGCACATCAGGTTCAAGTGGTACTTCAGGTACTTCAGGTAGTTCTGGCATTAGTGGTTCATCAGGTACATCTGGTAGCTCTGGCACTTCTGGTATAGATGGCTCTTCAGGTACATCAGGATCTTCAGGTACTTCAGGTTCAAGTGGCACCTCAGGTGTAGATGGTGCTACAGGCACTTCAGGTTCAAGTGGTTCATCAGGTACAAGTGGTTCTTCAGGAACATCAGGTTCATCAGGCTCATCAGGTACCTCAGGTTCATCAGGTACCTCTGGTTCATCAGGTACTTCAGGTTCATCAGGTACCTCTGGCTCATCAGGTACCTCAGGCACTTCAGGATCATCAGGCACCTCAGGTACATCTGGTACAAGCGGTACTTCGGGTGTTTCATCTATTTGTCTAAGATATAGAATTGATCAATCAACAGATACTATTCCTACTACAAGTGAAGTAATATGGTTAAATGGAGGAGTGAATGATCCTAATCCTGCTGATATTGATACCATTAAGATTCATAAAACTGATGCAGATTCTAATGATAATACCCAATATTTGGGTAATACTAATAGTGGCAGTATATCATTTAGCCTTAAATCTGATCCTACAATATTTACTATATTTAGTTACGATGCAGTATCATTTGCTGCATCAGTTGCCGAATATACAAATTTAGCAGTTTTAACTACAACTTCTACAGATCCCTTTAACAATAACGATGTTATATGTGTTAATATTGATGGTTATGGAGATGCTGGGGGAGGAGGCACTTCAGGTTCTAGTGGCACCTCAGGCACCTCAGGTTCTTCAGGCACTTCAGGTACAAACGGCACCAACGGCACCTCGGGTTCTAGTGGCACTTCAGGTACTAGCGGTTCTTCAGGTACTTCATTTGTAGGAAGTATTACAGGTACAACTTCTAATGGTGTTTTAACTTACGTAGACGCTACTAATAATTTACAAGTTGAAGCTAATTTTACTTATAATGGATTATCTGATATTCTAGAAGTTGCAGGTAGAGCCAATATAGACGAAATTAATGTAAGTGATGAAAACTCAGGGGGGGCATTTGGTGCTCCAGGAGATTTTGGATTTGGTAGTCAAATATACTATTCAACAGGACTTAGTGGACTTACTACAGGTAAAGTATACTACCTTAGTGCAGCAGATACTTGGACATTAGCTTCTTCAGGTTCTGAAGCAGCAGTTTCTGGTCTTATAGCAGTTGCTACATCAACCGCATCGGCAGATGGTATGTTACTTAATGGAATTATTAGAACAGGCACCACAGGAACTGTAGGCCAAAAAGTATACATAGCTGATGGAGGAACCTTAACTACTACACTCCCAACAACATCAGGTGATTTTGTTAGATTAGTAGGTTGGATAGTAGGAAATAGTACAGTGTATTTTAACCCATCAAATGATTATATAGAATTAGCTTAATGAGTTATATAGAAAAAGTTTTAACATTTGAAAATAACAAAATTTATTATTACGACGAGGATTGGCAGGAAGAAAAAGAAGTAATGATGGATTGGGAAGACAAACTAATGTCTGCATCCGCAGCTTATGTTTGTTCTAATGGTGGAGATATACTAGAAGTAGGGTTTGGTATGGGAATATCTGCAAGATACATCCAATCGCATAATATAAACTCACATACAATAATAGAAAACCATCCTCAGATACTTCCAAAAGCCAAACAATGGGTTAAAGATAAACCTAATGTTACTATTGTAGAAGGAGATTGGTATAAAATAAAAGATACTTTATCTATGTATGACGGGCTATTTTTTGACACTTATAGAGATGATAATTTAGAACATTTTAGTTCTTCACTATTTCCTTTAGTGAAAAAAGATGGTTTAATTACTTGGTGGAACGGTTTAAATGGAGAAAAAAATTATTTCAACATTCCTAATGTAACTTACCAACAATTTTCAATTAATCCACCCCAAAATTCTTATTTTAACCACACAACTTATTACCTACCACAATGCCAGATATAAACGTAAACGCAGGAAAAAAAGGATTTATATATAATAGTGCGGGTGATCCTGACTTTACTAAACAAAGAGAAACAGGATCTGCTATTAGTACTAACCCTACAGGTAATGAGGACATTGCATTTTCATTTCTTAGATCAAGTGATAGGGTAACTACTAACTATAAATTTTACCGCACATTTATCTATTTTGATACTTCTACAATTACAACACCCCCTTCTGCAGCAAGTATAGAGGTTACAGGTGTAACTAATGGTACAGGCGATTACATAGTAGTAAGTAGTAGTGCTTTTGGAGGGGATGGAGGATCAACTCTTGCTGTAAGTGAATATTTTGATAGCTTAAATTATAGCGCTCCTTACTCAACAGAATTTACTTCATGGAGTACAAGTGGTAATAATAGTCTTGCTTTAAACTCAACTGCTTTAACTGATATTGAAAATAATGATTATTTTATTTGTGCTATAATAGACCATGATTATGATTACAATAATAGCAGTGGAACAGGCAATATTACAAATAACCATGGCATAGCTTTTGGAACCACTATAATATTAAGAGTTACTACAGCAGCAGGTCCTACTAATATAGGAGCTGTAAATGGAGTAACAGCTGCTAATATAGGTAAGTGGGATGGAACTAGTTGGAGTGATATTACTGCTTTAGATGGAGTGAGTTAATTTGGTTTTTTAAATTAAATTTGTTATATTAATTGTTATGTCTACACCTAAATTAAAGGTTCATTGTTCTTATGTAGGAACAACAGGTTATAATCACCACTCTCGAGATTTTTTTAGAAAATTATCTAAAAAAATTGATATAAAAATTCGTAATTTTACAATAGGCAAAAATTGGAATTGGCCCAATGATGAACCTCATAACGGTGAATCCTACCTTAATAAAACTGATAAAAAGCTATTAGTAGAACAAACTTTATGGACTAGTAAAACTACTAGAGATAACTTTCCTATTTATACTAAACATAAGAATGAATTTGAACATAATATTGATTTAGTTTTAAATGAAACTGATCATTACTTTTTTTATGATTCATATGATAAACCTAAAATAGCATATAATGTTTGGGAGTCTACTTTGCAACCACCCCAATTTTTTGATAAATTACTAGAGTATGACCAAATATGGGTCCCTTCACAATGGCAAGCAGATTGTACTATTAAACAGGGAGCTGATCCTAATAAAGTAAAAATTGTACCTGAAGGAGTAGATGTTAATACTTTTTATCCTGAAGATCCCCAAACCACTTTAGATTATAAAGATGGAAGATTTAAATTTGTATTATTTGGAAGATGGGACTATAGAAAATCTACTAAAGAAATAATCGAAACCTTCCTTAAAGAATTTGACCCTTCAGATCCTGTAGATTTAATAGTTTCCATAGACAATCCTTTTTCAGGTGATGGACATGAAACAACTGAAAAACGTTTAAAGCATTATGGTTTTACTGATAAACGCATCAAAATAAAACACTTTCCTTCTAGAGAAGATTATGTTACTTACCTAAAGAATGGTCATGTATTCGTATCCTGTGCTAGAAGTGAAGGATGGAATTTACCTTTAATTGAAGCTATGGCTTGTGGCACTCCTTCAATTTATTCTGCTTGTAGTGGTCAAATGGAATTTGCAAAGGGAAAAGGATTACCTGTAAAAATACTAGATGAAAAACCCGTTATGGATGCTGATTATAACCACTTTAATTCTTCAGTAGGTAATTACTATGAACCTGATTTTAAAGACTTAGCTCGTGTAATGAGAGATGCTTTTAAAAACTATACAGACCATAAAAAACGAGCTGTAGAAGAAGCTAAGCTAATTCATAGAGATTTTAATTGGGATAAAGTGGCAGAAATTGGAAACAAAACTTTACAAAATTTTATGACAAGTTTAAAAAACGAAATTATCATTAGTTTTATAGATGGAGCTAGATGTGAAATAAAAGGTCCCTTAAGTCAAGAATATCAAGTTAAATTTTATAATGATGATACTAATGAATTAGTTTGGGAAGATATTATTAAAAATAATATGTGGACTGCCCCTAGTTATAAATCCTTTATAAAATGGAGAATTGAAATTTGGGAAAGTGATAATAAAATTCACGAACATGTTTTAGATTTAATTGATAAAAGAGTTTATATTTATTTAGATAGTAAATCAATAGGTGATACTATTGCTTGGTTTCCTTACGCAGAAGAATTTAGAAAAAAACATAATTGTGAAGTAATTTGTTCTACATTTCATAATGATTGGTTTAAATCTCAATACCCTAAAATTCAATTTGTAGAACCTGGTACTGTAGTAAATAATCTTTATGCTTCTTATAGTATAGGGTGGTTTTATGATAAAGGGGAATATAAAAAATCAAATCATCCCTCTAATTTCCAACATCAACCTCTCCAAAAAACTGCTTCTGATATTTTAGGATTAGAATTTAAAGAAGTAAACCCTAAATTTAAAGCAGTTCCTTCTTCCCCTATAAAAGAAAAATACATAACTATTTCAGTTCAATCTACGTGTCAAGCAAAATATTGGAACCATCCAACAGGTTGGGAACAAGTAGTAAAACATTTACAAAATAAAGGATATAAGGTAGCCGTAGTAGATCAACATAGAACTTTTGGTACCCAAGGGTTTATGAATACTTCCCCTCAAGCGGATTATCACTTCCATAATAGGTCTTTAGAAGAAGTTATGTCGGTTATTAATGGAGCCGAATATCATATTGGTATAGGTTCTGGGTTATCATGGGTAGCGTGGGCATTAAATACCCCAACAATGCTTATATCTTCTTTTTCTAGATCCTGGTGTGAATTTCAAACTAACTGTACTCGAATTTATGTAGATTCCCCCACCTCAGGATATTTTAATTCTCACAGAATTGATGCTTCAAACTGGAATTGGTACCCTTTTAAGGAAATAAAATCAATGGAAGACTGGTATGAAATAGAAAATATTACTCCTGATTTGGTAATCCAAGGAATTGATCGTATATTATAAGAGTGTTTTGGCTTATAGAAAATAAAGAACAGTTACAAGAGTTTAGGGAAAAGAAGTTCAAGAAAGTATTCATTGAACCTCTTTTTTCTAATGATAACATACACCCTTATTTAAGAGGCATAGTAGGGTTTTATATTAGAGAAATTAACTATAGAAAAGGTTTTATTATTAATATAAACCATAGTGAAGCTACAAGTTGTGAGCTAGATGAAGTATTAAACTTAATAGGAGAATTTGAGGAAATATTTGTAAAAGATAGGAAGGAATTTTTACATATAGTACCTCTAAAACAGCTTAGCGACATACACTTCATATCTCCTACAGATATCCCAGACCAATTTCCATGTCATGATTTTTTCTATCGCAAGTACCCCCAAATAGCCAATATAGGTAGCATAATACCCATAGTAAAGCATTATGAACGTTGTGAAACGATATATAACGCAGTTAAACATGTGTTTAATATGGAGAAACCACAACACTTTGAGTTCTATAATAATAAGGCTACGAATGTGTTTTATTGGATTGAATCTAATGGATTGAGGGTAGATCCTAAGTTATTTGAGGAGCATTTTGGTGTAGAACGGGATTGGACTTACTCGCAGTTTAATCTAAAAACGACAACTACAAGACCTTCAAACTCATTTGGGGGAATTAATTATGCTGCTTTAGATAAAAAATCGGGTTGTAGAGAAGCATTTATCCCCGATAATGACTTTTTATTAGAGATTGATATTAGCGCTTACCACCCTACACTAGCAGCACAACTAGTAGATTATAAATTCGAAGATGAAGACATACACCAAGCGTTTGCTGATATGTACGGAGTAGATTATAAGAAAGCTAAAGAGCTAACGTTTAAACAACTATATGGAGGAGTGTTTAAAGAGTATAAAGAACTAGAATTCTTTAAACGGGTTGAGAAATATATAGATGATATAAGTAAGGAAGAAGAAGTTGTCTGTAAGTCTGGATATGTCTTTAAAACGGATATGAAAAAACAGAAACTGTTTAATTACATACTTCAAAATACGGAAACGTATTATAATGTACTTATTTTAGAAAAAATTATTAAGTTGTTAAAACATAGTAAAACTAGAATTGTACACTATACTTATGATTCATTTCTTTTAGATGTAGATAAATCAGAAAAAGACTTAATTAAGTTAATCTTAGACGTGTTTAAGGAGTATAATTTTAATGTAAAAGTAGAAGCGGGTAATAATTATAATGCTTTAGAAAAGGTGTAATATTTATACGTAAACTACAATAATGAAAAATAAGTTATTTTGCACCTTTACTACCCAGGATGAATTGGAGAAAACACTGGTAGAGGTAAAATCTAGCTACGATATACTATATAAGAAAATTTTTGTTTTATACATAAAAAGTAATGATGAGTACGTCTGTACTTATAATGTAGAGCCGTCAAGCGTAGAGGAGATTTTACCGAATACTATACTAGTCCATAGAAAAAAAGAATCAAACACATTATACACTATAAATGCTCTAAATGAGCTAATAAAATTGTTAAATGGGGGAGTTGTTGATATACGATATAAAGTTAATTGGCAACATTATCGTAATACAATCCTACTCACCCAGCATAATGAGTTAAAACAGCTGAAAACAAAAATCCATCAGATTCTTGAACTTTAATTTGGTTTTCTAGATTTACATTCGTATATTTAGAAAAAGTTACATTTTTAAAAATTAGTTATATTATGGATTTAAATGCAATTCGCAGTAAGCTGAACTCCCTACAGCAAACAAACAAGGGAGGCAATCAAAACAGCACTAGTTTGTTTTGGAAACCGAGTGTTGGTAAACAGGTAATTCGTATTGTACCCAACAAGTTTAACAAAGCTAATCCTTTCACGGAAGTGTATTTTCACTACGGAATTGGAGAACGCACAATGATTTCACCTATTAATTATGGTGAAAAGGATCCAATCGCTGAGTTTGCGAAACAACTTCGTACTACTAGCGATAAAGAAAACTGGCGTTTAGCCAAACAACTTGATCCTAAAATGCGTGTGTTTGTTCCAGTGATTGTACGTGGAGAAGAAGAACAAGGTGTTAAGCTTTGGCAGTTTGGTAAGAATACTTACCTCGAATTCCTTTCACTCGCTGATGATGATGATATCGGTGATTACACTGACATCCACCAAGGTCGTGACATCACTGTAGACACAGTAGGTCCTGACGTTACAGGTACTGCTTACAACAAGTCTTCTGTTCGTGTTAAGACTAAGCAAACCCCACTTGGTGATGCTGATCAAATTCAAAAGTGGTTGGAAGATCAAAAGAACCCAACTGAGGTATTTAAGCGTTACTCATTTGAGGAAATGAAAGAAAACCTTCAGAAGTTCTTGACTCCTGAAGATGCTCAAGAAGGAGACATTATTGACGAAGATAAGTCTGATCTCCCTTTTGATAAAGGGGGGTCTCAAAATAATTATGCAGTGAAGGCTCCCCAAAAAGAAAGCAAAGTTGATAAATTTGATGAATTGTTCAGCTAATGCCTAGAGGAAAGAAAGCATCATTAACAGCTGCTGTCTCCCAGGAATTGAAGTCTAACTTTGATCTTGCAAAGTTTAAGGAAAAGAAAATGCTTAACTCTAATGTTAAGTTTAAGGATCAACAATGGATCCCACTTTCTAAAGCATTTCAAGATGTAACTTCAATTCCTGGGATTCCTCAAGGACATATTGTTTTACTTAGAGGACACTCGGACACTGGCAAAACAACTGCTTTGATTGAAACAGCAGTTGCAGCCCAGAAGCGTAAAATCCTTCCAGTATTTATTATTACTGAGATGAAATGGAGTTGGGAACATGCCCAACAGATGGGATTAGAACTTGAAACCGAAGTCGATGAAGAGACTGGTGAAATTCTAAACTATAGTGGGCAATTTATTTATGTAGATAGAGAAACTATTAATTCAATTGAAGACGTAGCTGCCTTTATTTTAGATTTATTAGATGAACAAAAGAAAGGTGACCTACCTTATGATTTGTTATTCTTATGGGATTCAATTGGTTCAGTGCCTTGCGAAATGTCCATCAAGTCTAATAAAAATAATAATGAGTGGAATGCGGGTGCGATGTCTACACAATTTGGTAATAACGTAAATCAACGTATTACTCTTTCACGTAAAGAAAGTAGCCCTTATACTAACACTCTAGTTTGTATTAATAAGGTTTGGACTGCAAAAGCAGAATCTCCTATGGGTCAACCCAAATTGATGAATAAGGGTGGATATGCTATGTGGTTTGATTCAACATTTGTAGTAACATTTGGTAATATTATGAATGCTGGTACATCTAAAATTAAAGCAATTAAAGATGGCAAGCAGGTAGAATTTGCTAAGCGTACTAATCTACAAATTGATAAAAACCACATTAATGGAGTTACTACAAGGGGTAAAATTGTTATGACACCCCACGGGTTTATTAATGATGATGATAAAGAAATCAAACAATATAAATCTGACCATGCCCAAGCATGGGCCCAGATTTTAGGAGGTACTGATTTTGATATTATATCTGAAGATCAAGAAGTACACGAAATTTCACACTTCGAAAAAGAACCCGAATAATGATTAAAAAAGATTACTTAAAGATGCTCAATAACATTGAGCAAGGGGAAAGTTCTGTTAAACCCGGGCAACACGATAGAGTTATTTTTATAGATGGTCTCAATTTATTTTTGAGAAACTTTGCCGTACTAAATTTTATAAACGGGAGCGGTAACCACATAGGAGGCTTAGCAGGCTTTCTCCGTTCTTTAGGTGCTCTTATAAATCAAATCCAACCAACTGCCATGTACGTTGTATTCGATGGGGTAGGTGCCTCCACTAATAGGAGGTACCTACTTCCCGAATACAAATCTGGAAGACATACCAATCGTATTACTAATTGGGATGCATTTGATAATATTGACGAAGAAAATGATTCTAAAGTAGATCAAATTATAAGACTTATTCAATACCTAAAATGCCTACCAGTTAATGTAGTATCCATTGATAAATTAGAAGCAGATGATATTATAGCTTACATGGCTAAGGATATGTCTAAAAGATTTAATTCAAAATCATATATCGTTTCCAGTGATAGAGATTTCCTTCAATTAGTAGATAAAAACATTACAGTTTATCGTCCCATAGAAAGAGAATTTTATGATGTTGCTACTGTAAAAGAAAAATTTGGAATTGTTCCCGAAAACTTCATTCATTATAAAGTTTTATTAGGAGACGCCTCTGATAAAATACCAGGAATTAAAGGTCTGGGTAAAAAAGGAGTACTTAAAAGATTTCCTGAGTTAGCAGATGGTGCTATGCCTTTTGATAGATTATATGATTTAAGTGTAGAACGTTTAAAAGATAGTGTAGTGTTTGCTAGGGTAGTTCAAGATTGGGAAAGATTAATTAATACTAAAAAAATTATGGACCTAGAAACTCCTATGGTTTCAGAGGAAGAAAAGGAATATCTTTCTCAATTACCATTGGATCCACTTAATGAGCTTCGTATCTTAGAATTTATGAGTTTATATAGTGAAGATGGATTAAACCATCACATTAAAAACACAGAATTTTGGTTAAAAGACACATTCACAAGATTAGTATATTAAAATGACTCTTAATTCACTTGCTACTTATGGCACTGCCTTTCAAATTAAGGTTCTATCTTCACTTCTTACGCATAAGGAGTTTCTTCAACAAATGCATGATGTATTAAGTGAAGAATATTTTGATAATCAAGCACATAGATGGGTTGTCAAAAATATTTTAGATTACTACGAACAGTACCATACTACTCCTACAATGGAGGTACTAAAAGTAGAAATGAAAAAAGTTGAAAATGAAGTATTACAACTTTCAATTAAAGAACAACTACGTGAAGCTTATCAATCATCAAAATCCGATTTAGAATATGTTGAAAAAGAATTTTCGGCATTTTGTAAAAACCAACAATTAAAAAAAGCACTTTTAAATAGTGTAGATTTACTTAACTCGGGTGATTTTGAATCTATTAGAGGACTTATTGATAATGCCCTAAAAGCAGGTAATGATAAAAATCTAGGACATGAATATCTTAAAGACACTGAAGCTCGCTACAGAGAAGACGCAAGAACAGTTGTTCCTACACCTTGGGACAAATTTAATGAACTTATGCAAGGGGGTCTGGGCAACGGAGATTTTGGTCTTATATTTGGTAACCCTGGAGGAGGTAAGTCGTGGACTTTGGTTGCTCTTGGTGGATACGCCGTAAAAATGGGGTATAGTGTACTGCACTATACTTTAGAACTTGGCGAAGATTATGTAGGGCGACGATATGATGCCTATTTCACAGGTAAGCCAGTAGATACACTATTTAAAAACAGAGAAAGAATTAACGAAGTAGTAGAACAACTTCCAGGCCAGCTAATTATTAAAGAGTTTTCACCTGGAATGGCTACAGTTAATACTCTTCGATCACATATTCAAAAATGTCAAGATTTAGATTTTGCTCCGGATTTAATTATTGTTGATTATGTAGATCTTCTTTCATCAAAGAAACGAGTTAGTGATAGAAAAGGAGAAATAGACGATATTTATCTAAGCACTAAAGGTCTTGCTAAAGAGTTACAACTACCTATTTGGTCTGTTTCTCAAGTAAACCGAGCAGGGGCAAAGGATAATGTAATTGAGGGTGATAAAGCTGCTGGTAGCTATGACAAAATGATGGTTACCGACATTGCTATATCTCTTTCACGTAAAAAGGAGGATAAAGTAAATGGAACAGGAAGATTTCACATTATGAAAAACAGATACGGAATGGATGGAATGACATTTTCAGTGGTAGCAGATACTTCTACAGGACATTTTGAAGTCTCAGACCACCACTTTGATGATAGTGAAAGTCCTCTTCCTGCTCAACCCCTCCCTGGCACTAATCTTAATACTTTGGATCGAGATGTTTTGGCTGAGCAATTTTTTCAATTAAATACTTAAAAACAATAAACTAAGAATGTCTAAAAAAAACTTAAAAGAAGAAAGAATAGTCTATAAGCCCTTCGAATACCCCGAAGCTTCAGACTATTGGCTTAAACAACACCAAGCACATTGGATTCATACTGAAGTTCCAATGATGAGTGATATAAATGATTGGAAACAAAATTTAAACGAAACTGAAAAAAACATTATAGGTTCAATTTTAAAAGGATTTGCTCAAACAGAAACAGTAGTAAACGATTATTGGACTGGACTGGTAACTAAATGGTTTAGAAAACCAGAAATCATAGCAATGGCGACCACTTTTGGGGCTATGGAAACAATACACGCCGAAGCATATTCACTATTAAATGAAGAACTTGGACTTGATGACTTCTCGGAATTCCTTGAAGATGAAACTACGATGGCCAAAATTGAAAACCTTATGTCTGTTAGGGATAGTTTTGGTGATGAAAAAGATTGGCACGAAATTGCTAAGAGCTTGGCCATATTCTCGGCCTTTACCGAAGGAGTTAATCTATTTTCAAGTTTCGCTATATTATTATCGTTTAAAATGCGAAACAAACTTAAAGGAGTTGGACAAATTGTTGAATGGTCCATTAGAGATGAATCAATGCACTCCGAAGCAGGATGTTGGTTATTTAGAACCTTAATCGAAGAAAACCCTGAATTAAAAACACCCGAACTTAAGACAGCTATAACTGAGGCTGCTTTACTTTCACTACAACTTGAAGTAGATTTTATTAATAAAGTTTATGAAATGGGTGATTTAGAAGGATGTAATAAAGAAGATTTAATCTCATTTATTAAACATAGAGTTAATACTAAGATGGGTGATCTCGGTTACGAAGGTGTAGTTAATGGGATTGATCCAAATGCACTTAAAAGAATGAAATGGTTTGACAGCCTATCAGCAGGTAAACAACACACTGACTTTTTTGCTTCAAGAGTAACAAATTATTCAAAAGGTACAAAACAGTGGGACGAATCAATATTTTAAAAAATAAAAAACAATGTACCAATACCCTGAAAAATATACTTTTACAGAAACTTGGTTTGATATAGCTATACCAACTTGGGAAAAATTATTCCCCCAGTACTTAAAAGATCATAGTATAAATAATGTACTAGAAATAGGTTGTTATGAAGGAAGGGCTACAACGTATTTATTAGATAATTTTTTAAAAAAAGATATAACTTATGATGTAATAGATACCTTTGGAGGTTCTTTGGAAGAAAGTGGAATGCAAGGTACCAAAGATAGATTAGCTCAAGATAATTTTATTTTTAATAATTTTAAACATAATATTTCTTTTCATTCTGGAGTTGATTTTACTATTTATCAAAACATATCCCAACTTCAACTTCCTAAATTAATAGAACAAGACAAAAAATATGATTTTATCTACGTAGATGCTTCCCATAGATCCGATGATACCCTAGTAGATGCTTATTACTCTCACCAATTATTGAGTCCTGGAGGTATGATAATATTTGATGATTATGGGTGGAAAGATCCTAAACAATCCCATGTAGTATGTTCCCCTATGTTAGGGATACAAGTTTTTTTTAATTTTTATGATGAATTTTATGATATAATAATGCAGGGATACCAAATAGGAGCAATAAAAAAATAACAATCATGGATGGAAATTTAACAGCAGATACAACCCAATGGGTTAAGGGTAAAGATTATCCGGAATGGATGGATGAAGTAGGTGTAGCAACAATTTCTAAAGGATATTTACTACCAGATGAAACACCTAAAAAAGCATATAGAAGGGTTGCCAAAGCAATCGCAGAAAGAATACACCATCCAGAACTTGAAAGCAAGTTTTTTAAGTATATTTGGAACGGTTGGATTGGGCTTGCTAGTCCTGTATTATCTAACACAGGCACAGATCGTGGGTTACCTATTAGTTGTTTTGGGATTGATACCCCTGATTCAATTCGTGGAATTGGTCTTACTAATGCGGAACTTATGAAATTAACTGCCCTTGGGGGTGGTGTTGGGATTTCAGTAAGTAGAATTCGCCCTAGAGGAACTACTATTACGGGAAATGGTAAATCTGAAGGTGTAGTTCCTTGGTGTAAAATTTATGACTCATCAATTATAGCAACTAACCAAGGTTCAGTTCGTAGGGGGGCTGCTTCAGTAAATTTAGATATCAATCATCCTGATATTAAAGAATTTATGCAAATTCGAAGACCAAAAGGTGATCCTAATAGGCAGTGTCTTAATCTTCACCAATGTGTAGTAGTAGATGATGCTTTTATGCGTCGTTTACAGGATAGAGACAGTGAGGCTATGTCATTATGGCTTGATATTCTAAAAACTAGAGTTGAAACAGGTGAACCTTATATCATGTTTAAAGATAATGTTAATAAAAATAATCCTTTAGCATATGCTATGAATAATCTTGATGTAACTATGACTAATATCTGTACTGAGATTACCCTTCATACAGATGAAGAACATAGCTTTATTTGTTGTTTATCTTCCCTTAATCTTGCTAAATATGATGAATGGAAAGATACAGATGTTGTAGAAACTTCTATTCGTTTTTTAGATGGTGTAATGCAGGAATTTATAGATAAATCAAACGGTAAGGATTCAATGATCCGTACCCATAGACATGCTCAAAAAGGTAGAGCACTGGGTTTAGGAGTTATGGGTTGGCATTCATTCCTTCAAAAGAAAGGATTACCATTTAACTCTATTGCTTCAACAGCATGGACTCATACTTTATTTAGTGATATTAGACAAAAAGCAGAAGCAACATCAAGAGAATTAGCCCAAGAATATGGCGAACCTGTATGGTGTAAGGGTACGGGTATGAGAAATACTCACTTACTTGCTATTGCCCCTACTGTATCCAATTCCCGCTTAAACAACTGCTCAGCGGGTATTGAACCAATCCCAGCAAACATTTATACTTTTAATGGTGCTAAAGGAACATTTATTGTTAAAAATAAGGAACTTGAATGTTTATTAGAAAGCAAAGGACTTAATACTGAAAATATTTGGGATCAAATTTTAGCGGAAAATGGCTCAATCCAAAATATTTCGGGATTAACTGAAGAAGAAAAAGAAGTATTCTTAACATTCAGTGAAGTAAACCAACTTGAACTAGTAAGACAAGCAGCTATTAGGCAAAAATATATTGATCAAACACAATCTTTAAATCTTTGTTTTGATCCTACCGATTCTCCTAAATGGATTAATCAAGTTCATATGGAAGGATGGAAATTAGGAATTAAAACACTCTATTATCTCCGCACAGATAGCGTTATCAAAGGCGATTTAGGCAGTAGAACTGCTGATTGTATCTCTTGTGACGGTTAACGATATGTATTAATAACTTAAAACCCTTATATTATGGATAATTTAATTAATTTAATCAAAGAATTCTTTACGAGTGGCTTAGCTACTTTAAAAGGAATTTTCACCTTGAAGTGGTTAAACTTCAAAAACTGGAAGTCTTGGACCGGCTTAAGAGCTTTGTATTTATTGTTTGCTCTTTTATTAGGTTTAGGCTTAGTATTTAATTTTAATTTGTTTAATTGGGCTTTACCTACATATTTTGTAGTGTGTGCCTTCTTTAAAACAGAACCACTTTTAAAACTTTTAAATCGTTTCGGATTTACTCCGACTGAGCTATAATTCGTACATATTTATCAACAAAGGTTCCATTCTAAAGGTTTATGCCGGCGGGATGGAACCTTTCTGTATTTTATAAATAAAACGTTAATAAACAATAATGGCAAAAGAGTTAAATGAAGATACTGGATTTCACGTCAGTGTTAAAACCCTAGGAGGAATAGGAGTAAGTATAGCAACCGTTGTTAGTATGTGGTTTGCCCTCCAAGCTGATATAGCAGAAGCTAAAGAACTTCCCGCACCAACAGCCCCTGAAATAACAAGAATGGAATTTGACATGAAGGACCAATTAGTCCGTCAAACCATTATGACAACTCAGGAAGATGTCCAAGAACTTAAAGAAGATCTAGACAGAATTGAAGCCAAAATTGATAAATTAAATTAAGATGAAATATTTAGTTTCAATTTTGTTTTTTTTACTTGTTTCTACTAATGCAAGTAAACCTATTTTAGAAGAAAAACCACCTCTATGTGGTGATAATATATGTGTTGTACAATTCAATGCAGCATTTAATTCAGCAAATGAAGTAACTTGGTTAGAGGAATTAACAGACTGTTCTACTACTACGGTAGATATTATGGTTGATCCAAATTTACCACAAGATTATAAAATAGTTGTTGTACCTACAATTCTAGTATTAGAAGATGGAGAGGAAGTAGCGAGGTTTCAAGCCAACATTATGATGACTATGGAAACTACTCGTGAAGAGGTGCAAGAATCCATAGACGAAATCATAATGAGCAAATTTTAATGAAACATTTATTAACCTCCATTTTATTACTTATTGGTCTTACATGTTTGGCTCAGCCAACATACTTAGATCTTACAATTCAACTTGATAATTATCCCCCAGAAACGGCCTGGATAATAACACAAGGAGCTGATACAGTTGTTGTCAGTCCTAGTTATGCTGGTACACCACCTAGCACATTAGTTGAACAAAGAATATTCTTAAATTCCAATACTGATTATACTTTTACTATTACTGATTCTTTTGGAGATGGAATTTGTTGTGGGTGGGGAGAAGGATTTTTTCTTTCAGCTAATAATTGTGAAGGCATAATATTTGAAGACTATGAGTTTGATTCAAACATTGTCAGTTATAATTTTAATTTAGAACCCTGTGAAATTCCTACTTCAGATATAACTTTTAGAGTTAATTTAGCTAATGCACCCCCTGAAATAGAAACTCCTGGTGTATTAGGAAGTTGGAATGGTTGGCAAGTTATTCCTATGGAATACGATGAAGGTGATGAATGGTTTATAACTATTCCTATACAAGAAGGTAATTATTTATGGAAGTTTGCTGATTATAATGATCCTAGTATACAAGAATTACCCGTAGGGGTTGATGGTAATTCTTGTTTTTTATTTGATGGTAATGGATTTGTAAATAGAACTTTGGATGTAATTGAAGAAGAAAACCAATTACTACCAAATTATTGCTGGGAGTCATGTTTACCATGTGGGGCAATACCTGGATGCACAGATTTTGGTGCTACCAATTGGAATCCTTGGGCTAATTACGATAATGGTTCTTGTATAACCCAAAACACAGAGTGTGCCCCTGATGAATCTTTACTTGAAATAATAGTAACTCCTGATCTTTTTGCCGGAGGAGAAACTAGTTGGCTATTATATGGTCCTAATGACCAAACTTATGCCACCGCTCCTTTAGGTACTTATGCAGGTTCACCCGCTGGGATCCCAATATCTAATACAGTTTGTGTTACTTTAGGAGGTGAGTATGATTTAGTAATAGAAGATACTTATGGAGATGGATTATGTGGCTCCTGTTTTTCTAATTCAGATATTAATGGTAATATTGAAGTTTTAGATTGTAATGGAGACCTATTATGGAGTCTTTTAGATGAATACCCCAACGGTAATTTTGGATATATTACTACTTCAGCTACTTTTTCTCCTCCAACATCATGTGGTTTAATTGAAGTTATTGCGGGTTGTACTGATCCTAATTATGTTGAATATAATCCTGAAGCAACCACTTTTTTAGCAGGATCATGCATAACACCAGTAGTAGTAGGATGTACTGATTCTACCCAATTTAATTATAATCCTGAAGCTAATACTGAAGATATTATAGAATCTTGTGAATTCACTTTAACTATTACAGATGGGGTTGGAGATGGTTGGTTTGGTAGTTGGTTAGGTATTTGGCAATTTGGATTTAATTCCCCACAATATCAAATGGGTCCTGATGATGGTACTGAATTATCATTTAGTATTAATTTAGATGCTACCCAACCCACTTATGTTTATTTCTTTGTAACACCCCAATCTATAGGAACAATACAACAATGTGGGTTTACATTAACTAATCCTGGTGGTGAAGTTATTATTGATGTCCCTTTCTTTAACATTATTCCTTTTATAAATGAAAGTGGTTGGTACAAGTACGAAATAAACCCTTATTGTGGTAACACTTGTGAACCCTATGTTTATGGTTGTCTTGATGAAACAGCTTTTAATTACATAGCAGGAGCCAATACTGAAGACAATAGCTGTTACTACAATCCGGGATGTACTAGCCCAGCATTTTTGGAGTACCATACTCAGGGATTTGTAGCTGATTATGATAATGGTGATTGTCAAGTATTAGCTGAGTTTGGGTGTATGGATAATACTCAGTTTAATTATAACCCCGATGCTACTGTACAATGGAATTCAGCTACTGATTCAACTAATCCTTGTGTTCTAATTGTAGAAGGATGCATGGATCCATTAGCACTTAATTTTAATCCATTAGCTAATGTAAATAATTTTGATTGTGTAAATGCTATTTACGGTTGCACAGATCCTGAAGCATTTAATTATAATGAATTAGCTAATGTAAATAATGATTCATGTGAAGATGTAGTGGAAGGATGTACAGACCCAACAGCATTTAATTATAATTCTGAAGCCAATACTGAAAATTTTAGTTGTGAACCATTTATTTATGGTTGTACTGACCCACAAGCTGCTAATTATGATGAAGAAGCAAATACTGATAATGGTACTTGTGAAACCGTATATGCAGGATGTACTAACCCCGTAGTTGAAGCATATAATTTATTAGATTTAGAAAATGAATGTTTTGCTTGGGTTATAGACGTTAGCCCAAGTTGCTGTAATAGTGAATGGGCTAATGGGTGTCAAGAATTGTATAATTACTGTGATGAAAATACAATAACTAATATAATTGAATATGGTGAAAATGAAATCATAGTATTCCCCAACCCAACAAATGACATCATTAATATCGCAAGTAACTTGCAGATAAATGCAGTACTTTATAATGCTATTGGACAACCTGTAGCAGAAGTACCTAATGTTAAACAAATTGATATGAGTGGGTTTGAAAGTGGAATTTATAATTTAATTCTTACACATAATGAATTACAATTTGTTAAAAAAATCATCAAACAATGAAAAAGCTTTTAATTACTTTATTATGTTGTGTACCTCTTTTAGCACAAGCCCAACAACTTAAAAACTGGGGTAAACAACAACTTAAATTTGCTACTTTTTATACTGCTGTAACAGGAAATAATTCATTGGCAGATGTTAGCGTTTATTCATTAACTCAACCTTCTTTAACAGAAGAAACTATATCTACTCCTTTTGATTATACTTTAGCATTTGGTGTTAGAAAAATTGCCCGTTTAGATTACGAAAATAGAAAAAACGTATTTTACAATGGTACTGAAAGTTCAGTTTCAGATGCTGCTACAGTAGGTAATGTAGAAGGTTTAGAATATTTATTTGAATTTGATTATAAAAGGCAACAAGGAAGTAAATTTGTAGATCAACAACATTTTTTAAGATATGTTCATGATCATTGGATATTAAAAGTAGAGTATGTTCAAGATGGATTTGCTGATTTAAAATATTTTGAAGCCTCACAACGTTATAGATATAACGTAGCCAAAGAATTTTCTTTAAATTTAGGCTTAGTTCAACGTTTCTCAGAACCTTATGGTTTTGATCCTTTAGATGGATTACAATCCTCTGAGGCCCTTGCTCTTTTAATTAACGAAGTAGGATATACTACAAATTTTCAAGGAAAATGGACTCATCCAAATGGTAATGTTGTAGCCTCTACTGATGAAGAATTTAAATTAGTAGAAGCCCCTAAGGCTTTAAGTGAATATGTTGATCAAGAAAGAGCATTATTACCTTACCAATGGAATCATTCATTAGTAATAGGATATGATTATTACCACTATACTAAATCATTTTGGCTTCACTCTTGGGCAAGTGTGTTACCTCTTCATGTAAGTGCTAAAAATGAATACTCATATACTAACGTTGTTGATGGTAATACTTGGTTTGACTACACAGGTGGGTTAATTTTAGGATGGCAGGTAAATAAAAGATTAGGATTATTTTCTGAAGGAAAATACCATAAATACTGGAACCGTGTTTGGCATGATTTTTCAGTCGGTTTTAATTATAGAATAATTTAAAACAACATAACAACATGGCATTCTCAGATATTTTTAAAGACGAAAACGACATTAACGAAAAATCAGTAGTAGGTTTTTCAGCATTTGCAATTATGACAATTTTTGCATTAGTAGACTTAGCAACAGGTTACTTTGGAAAAGATCTTGTTATTAATGAAGCCATTTATAACTCATTTGTTATTATAACATTAGGTAGCTTCAGTATAGCAGGCTTAGAAAAATTTGCTAAGAAATAATGTACGAATATAACGCAATTGTTGATAGAGTAGTTGATGGAGATACTATTAAATGTACTGTTGACTTAGGTTTTAGCACCTGGAAAAAAATAACAGTAAGAATGGAGGGAATTAACACTCCCGAATCTAGAACCCGAGATTTAGAAGAAAAAAAATTAGGTTTAGCAGCAAAAGATAGACTAAAAGAAATCCTAGAACTAAATAATAATAAATGCCTTCTTAAAGTATCAGGTTTAGGCAAATTTGGCAGAGCTTTAGCTACAGTTCATGTTGCAACACTAACCCCTACTCCTGGTGAATCTTCTTTAACTCTTATTAATGTTAATCAACAACTCATTGTTGAAGGACATGCAAAAGAATATTACGGAGGTAAGAGATAAATTTGGATTCTAACATATTGGTGCGTATATTTACATTATGACGCATTCAATAGAGGTTATTGAAAAGAATTTATCAAAGCTCCAAAAACTTAATTACAATCAATTTTTTTGGTGGCGACGTTGGACCCGTTTAGGTAAAGCCCTTCATAAATATTCTCCATTAATCGATAAAATTGAAAATGGTGATTATAATGATAGTCCTTATCGTTGGCAAATTTATTATTGCGATTGGGAAATTGAACAAAAACGTCTTTCAACTGATGATATAAATGAATGGGCACATGACACCACAATTGATCGTAACCGCAGACGTCGTTTACGTGAGGATCATGAAAAGTATGAAAAAGAAAATCTTGCTCAATTACAACGTGATTTTCTCAACACGTTTAAAATGACTCGAGAAGATTATGAAAATGATTTACTTGAATTTGATGGTACGCTAAAGGCGTTTTATATTCAATGTATATCAAAATACCATAAGTTTAATAATGTGACGAAACCACGTCGGGGTCGTCCACCCAAAATTCAAGTTGATCCTGTTGACTCACCATTTTAATGAAAGTATCACACGAAGTACCTGTAGCATATTTAGAAGCTAGTCTTGAGTTTAATGATTACGATTACCTTCTCCCTCATTTATATGATGAATATGAGGGGTATAGGGAATTTTTTAATACTAACAAAGACAGGTATGTTATAATGGATAATTCTCTACATGAGTTAGGTGTACCTTACTCAAAGGGAAGAATGATTTCTATTATTGAAGACATTAAACCTAATGAATTTATAGTACCAGACGCTTGGGAGGACCATATTAAATCTATGCGAAATGCTAAAGAATGGAGTTTTATTGAACTACCAGAATCTGTAACTAAAGTTGCTGTTGTGCAAGGTAAGTCGTTACATGAGGTAATAAAGTGTTATCAAACGTATAAATACTTAGGTTACACCAAAATAGCATTTTCATATGGGGCTAGTTATTACAACGAAGTATTCCCACATCCTAATAAAGACATAGGCAAAGCTTTAGGCCGTCAATTGGTAATTAGTAAAATGATTAATATGGGACTTATAGGAAATTCTGATAGAATTCATCTTTTAGGTTGTTCTTTACCACAAGAGTTCTTATATTATAAGGATATAAAACAAATTGAATCTATTGATACATCTAATCCTATTATGGCATCATTTGATGGTGATACTTATAAAAATTGGGGCTTAGATAAAAAACCTAAAACTAAAATTGATGAAGTTGTAAACACAGAATTTAACTCTGATGTATTTAACTCAATCAAACACAATACAACATTTTTTAAATTTATAAATAACATTACATGAAACAAGCAGTATTGTCACTAAGTGGAGGTATGGACAGCTCCACAGTGTTACTTCATCTACTTGCCAATGGCTATGAAGTTACTTGTCTTTCTTTTGATTATGGTCAAAAGCACAGAGTAGAACTTGAACGAGCCCATTCACTAGTAGATTACATTAATAGTAATTCTACTTACTTTAGTACTATGACAGATGGTTCTTCTCCTACAGAAGAAAAACAAATGTATCCTAAAGTAAAATATGGAGTAATTAAACTTGATGGTTTAGCTCCTATGCTTAATAGTGCCCTTGTAGAGGGTGGAGATGAAGTACCTGAAGGTCACTACGAACAGGAAAATATGAAGGAAACAGTTGTTCCTAATCGTAATAAAATCTTTTCATCAATTATTCAAGCTGTAGCATTATCAATCGCAAATGAAAAAAATACAGAAGTACGTATTGCAATGGGCATTCATGCAGGTGATCACGCGATCTATCCTGATTGCAGACAAGAATTCAGGGATGCAGATTATATTGCCTTCACCGAAGGTAACTGGGACGCTAACCGCGTTAGCTATATTACCCCTTATCTCAATGGGGATAAGTTTGATATACTTAAAGATGGAGTCAAATGTTGTGATGAGCTCGGACTTGACTTTGACACAGTTTATGCTAATACAAACACTAGCTACAAGCCCATTAACATTGATGATACTTGGTATAGCGATTATAAATCAGCGTCTTCGGTTGAAAGGGTTGAAGCATTTATTAAATTGGGCAGACCCGACCCAGTATCCTATGCAGATGAGCAAGGAGTTGTTAATTGGGAAGCTGTACGAACGCATGTTGAACAAATTTTAAACGCAGCCTAATGTATCAATCAACAAAAATATTCGATGGATTTACTTGTGTATTTCGTCAATGGAAAGCAGATAATACCCACTGCAAATTCCTCCATGGCTATGGAGTAAGTTTTAAAATCTGGTTCCAGGGTGAACTTGATGAAAAGAATTGGGTTTGGGATTTTGGTGGTATGAAACGTGCTAAAACCCAAATTGATGGTATGAATCCTAAAGCATGGATGGATTATACATTTGATCATACCTTTATTGTAGCTGAAGATGATCCCTTCCTAGAATCATTTAAAAGGATGGATGAAGCAGGGGTAGCTCAAGTACGAGTCCTCCCAGCTACTGGAGCAGAAAAATTTGCCCAATATGTGTTTGAAAAAATAGATGCTTTTGTTAAAGAAGAAACAAATGATCGAGTTAAAGTAAGACAAGTCGAATTCTCAGAACACGGAAAAAATAGTGCTATATTCACTAGAGAACAAACTAATATCTAATGCCAAATAAACGAATAGAAGATTATAATAAAGTACTTCCCATTGTAGAAGTATATAGATGTGTCCAGAGTGAAGGTAGTAGATTTGGTAGACCAACTATTGCGATTCGCACTACGGGGTGTACCCATAGGTGTTGGTTTGGTGAGGGAGGCTGGTGTGACTCCTTTTATACTTCGATCCATCCCGAAAAAGGCACATTTACATTTAATGACATAATTGATATTTATGATAAGAACTCACATGTAAAAGAAATGATGTTAACTGGTGGTTCTCCCACAATGCATCCTGCTTTAGTAAATGAACTTACACACTTTGCCAACGAAAGAGGAATCCTTATTACAATCGAAACCGAAGGATCACATTTTGTTCCTACTGATTATCCGATTGGTCTCATATCTCTTAGTCCTAAGTTTTCTAATTCCCGTCCTCGTGTGGGTATTACTACTCCCGGTGATAAAGTTGTTGATGAAAGGTTTGTCGCTCAGCATGAGAAGTTTAGGCTCAATTATGAAGCTATAGAACAAACCCTCCAATTCCATGATGATTATCACTATAAACCAGTGTGGGATGGAACTGATGAAAATTTAGTTGAAATTGAAGACTTTAGGGTTAAGATGAATATCCCTAAAGATAAAACTTATGTAATGCCTGCTGGCGATACTCGTGAAACATTGATTGAAATGTATCCTAAAGTATTTGAAATGGTAGCAGAACATGGTTATAACATGACAGGTAGAGATCACATTATTGCCTATGATACTGAAAGAGGGGTGTAAATAAAACAACATACTAAAATTTAAAAGGGACGCATTACTGCATCCCTTTTTTATATTTATAATCGCAACTGGGTTATCACTAAAGGTTTTTATAAAGGTAAATCCTTAGTAAAAACTTAATGAAATATTTTTCCTTTTTAATCTTTACACTTTTAAGTATAGTAGGAGTGGCCCAATGTGAAGTTCACATAGTTCCTGGATCCTCTATTGTATATGACCACAATCCTGGTATTTCTTTTGGATTCGAAATTCAAAATGATAGTGATGTATCATACACTGGCGGTACTTTAGGTGTAAATTTTCTCCTGTGTAATGACGATCTTTGGAATTTTGAGTTGAATGGGTTTGGTATAATTTTACCTGGTAACAGTAAATATATTGGAACCCCAGTTTTTGACATTCCTTTACCAGAAAATGCACAAGATTGGTATTGTTATGGTGAACCAGACAATCCCGATAACTACTTCCCATGGTATTTGTACTTAGATGGGCAAGAGTGGGTAGATTTAAATGGGGATAATCAACCCCAATCAAACGAATATTGTTGGGATGCTGTTACGGATCCTACACAACCTAATGGGTATTTCAATAATCCTTTAAGCCAAGGATGCGACAACCCTGATGGGGATATTTTCTGTAACGATGGGTGTAATATAGAAGTAGTTGATTTTAATTTAGAAACCGGAGAGTTAACTATAATTCCTTATTCTACTTACTGCCCTAATAACAACTCTCCTATTTTTGAAAATCAATACCCTTTTGATAACCCATATGTTTTTGGTTTCCAATTAAATTTTAATTGGGGTAGTGATCAAATAGATGTTAGTGTAGGAAATCAAAATATTTACCAATCAAGTGATACTATTATATTAAATTTAAGCACCCTTTTAAATAATCTTGCTTATCAAAATATGATAGAAAACATAAATGAGGGAGAATTTTGTGATTTGGTATTTACTCTTTATAACATAAACAACACAGGTGGGCAAGTATGGCAGGCACCTGATAACCAAACTACTGAATTAATTAATTTATGTCCTGTAGTTGATGATTATGTAGATTTAGCTTTAGATACAATTTTATATGATGTAGGCTGCGATGGGTTAGATGCATATTGGAGCCCAACTTTTTATTTTATAAACGAAGGTGAAGTTCCTATAACAGAATTTTGTATAACTGAAGATATATTAGGAACTCTAGCTGGTGATGATACAACTTGCTATGATAATCTTGCTATCCCCCCAGGAGAAACTTATGAATTAGAATGGCCTAACATGTATGAATGGGGAGTTCTAACTGTTAGAATTATTGATGTAAATGGTGAAAGTGAGCAATCATGGAATGATTTTGGGTTGGATGATGATATTGGAGATAACATGTATGTTCAAATTGTAACAAATGAACCTAACTGTGAACCCGAAGAAATCCCTGGTTGCACTATAGAACAAGCCTGTAATTACAACCCAGAAGCAACAGTAAATGATGGTAGCTGCGATTTTGAATCTTGTGTTGGTTGTATGGACCCAGAAGCTTCAAATTACGATCCCGAAGCAACTATTGATAGTCCTAATACATGTGTGTATGATACTTTAGGATGCACTGATGAAACAGCATTCAATTATAACCCCCTTGCCACAGTAGATGATGGTAGTTGTATACCTGTAATTGTGGGATGTATGATACCTGTAGCATTAAATTATAATCCTGATGCCAACACTACTTGTGTTCCTATAGACGAATGTTGTGTTTTTCCTATCGAAGGATGCACAGACCCTGAAGCAACCAATTACAACTCAGAAGCTAATGTAGATGATGGTTCATGTAAATATGATGTTTATGGGTGCACAGACCCCGAAGCATTAAATTACAACCCTGAAGCTACAATTGATGATGGAAGTTGTATTTACGAAGATAACTGCACTGGTGTATTTGCTCCTAATACCTTTACTCCTAATAATGATGGTGTAAATGATATATGGACTTTAGTAACAGATCCTTCATGTTGGTTAGATTGGCAAATTTTAGTATATAATAGATGGGGCCAATTAGTATGGGAATCTACCATACCAGGAGAAATATGGGTTGGTTCTTATTCTAAAGGAAACCACTATATAGCAGATGGGATATATATTTACGCCGCTAAAGGGACAGGTTACAATCCTAATAATACATTCCAAAAATCAGGATATATAACAATTTTTAGATGAACTTGGCAATTTAACAAATAAGTCATATATTTACTTCTATGAGTAAAAAAGAAATAGAAGTTATTAGTACTAAAATTATAGAGGCAATTAGTAAAACTACTAATGATTATGATGCCAAAGATCAAATTAAAAAAATCTTAAAAGAAGTTATAAGTTAAATGAAAGTTACTTTATTAAATGTTACTCCAAACGCTGAAGACCATATTGTGGAAGTGGCACGTGTATCTAGTTCACGTAAGAATAAGAAAGATAAACCAGAAGGCCTTCTTCGCTACTTGGTACAACACAAACACTGGAGCCCGTTGGAGCATGGGCATGCCACGTTCGAAATCGAAACCTCCAAGGCAATCGGTATTCAACTCATCCGACACCGTTCTTTCGCTTTTCAAGAATTTAGTCAACGATATCAAGATGTTAATCGTTTGGGAAATATCTTCGAACCCATTGAATTACGGGCGCAGTGCGAAGACAACAGACAAAGTTCAACAGAAATAATAGACCCTAATTTATATCGAGAAGTAGGATTACCTGGCAAAGAAATGCCTGTTAAAGCATCCCAAGTAATTAATAATCACTTACGTAATGCTCATAGTCTTTATAATGATCTTTTAGAAGCAGGAGTAGCACGTGAACAAGCTCGTATGGTTCTTCCATTAGCTACTACTACTAAAATTCATATGACAGGTTCTATTCGTTCTTGGATTCATTTTTTAGAATTACGAGATGATGAACATGCACAAAAAGAAATCCAAACGATTGCAAAGGAGATAAAGCGTATATTTATTTCTAAATTTCCAATAATTTCAAAAGCTCTTAATTATGAATAAACCCGATATGCAGTTAGAAGTTGTTAGATTTTCTAGTGAAGAAGATTCAACAAATGGTCTATTATTTGATATAACAAATGGCCAACGTAAATTTTTATCCTATACTTTAGAAGATGAATATCGAGATGTAGAAGGAGGAAAAAAAGTAATGCATGAAACTAGAATACCAGCTGGTACTTATAATATCACTCTCCGTACTGTAGGAGGTTTTACTGCTAAGTATGCTGAAAGATATGGTGATATGCATAAAGGTATGCTTTGGGTACGTAATGTTCCTGGGTTTGAGTATATCCTAATTCACACAGGTAATACTGATGAACATACTTCTGGATGTTTACTTGTAGGAGATACTCAAACTAATAATCAAACTAAAAAAGATGGATTTGTGGGTTCATCAGCCAATAATTATAAAAGAATTTATCCACCAATTGCTGAAGTAATTGAAAATGGAGGACTTGTTACAATCACCTATACTGACTTTGATAGTATAGACTAAATAAAGTGTTTTAATACAATTAACCAAGTTATACACACAAAAAACCAAATTATATGAAAAATTTATTTTTAACCCTTACATTAGCTTTGGGTATGGCTATTACAGCCAATGCTCAAAATGCTCAAGGAGATTGGTACTTAGGTACCGGTGATATCTCTGGTACATCTTGGACTGATTTAACTTTAACCCCTAGTGTTGGATACGCTTTTAGTGACGACATTATGGTGGGTTTATCGTTAAACCAAGGAACTACTGTTGATTCTGTAGCAGGAGACATGAATATAGACATCCACGCTCGTTATTTCTTTACTAATTTTTATGGTTATGCTTCTACCCAGAACTTAACCAGTGATTTTGGTTTGAGCGTAGGTGTAGGTAAACTATTTACCACTGAAAGAAATTTGTATTTAGACCCTCAAGTGGTATTTAATACAGTAACTAAAACCACAAACTTAAGAATTGGCTTCGGCTTAAAATTCTAAAAACCTTAAAAAGTTAATTGTATTAAAAACACAGAGATAGCTACTTCCTTAATTGGGAGTAGCTATTTTTTTATATTATCTTTATATTATGGAAAAAGCTATAACTGAAAAAGAGTTAGATATTCAAATTAAAATTCTAGCTAAAAAAATTAATGACGAACATAGGAATGATCCCGTACCTGTGGTGCTTGTTTGCATTTTAAACGGTGGATTCATGTTTTTTAGCGATTTAGTTAAACAGATCACAGTACCCATTGAAATTGATTTCATCCGTTGTAAATCCTATTTAGGAAGGCAACAAGGTGATTTAGTAGTTACTAAAGATTTAGAAACCAAAATTAAAAACAAACATGTTTATCTTGTAGATGATATTTTAGACTCAGGCAATACTATGAAAGCTGTATCTAAATTTTTACAAGTAAAAGAACCAAAATCAATTACCCCAGTTGCAGCAATTTATAAGGAAAGCGGGGATTTTGATAAAGTCCTTCATATCTTACACCAACCAACAGATTCAATGTCTGACCCTTGGTATATTGGATATGGAATGGATGATGAAAACGGGCATAATAGAAATTTAGGAACAATTTATACAATTTAAATGGAAAATAAACGTAGAAAACAGTACACTGATATCGAATGTGTATCTGAAGGTTTTGCTAATGGAGTTGCAAGTGGATTCCCTTTGAGTGAGGATGATAAATCTCAAATGGTTGAAGAAGCTACTGAAGCTTTTGGTAAATTTTTAGATGCTTTAAAATGTGATTGGAGAAATGACCCCAATTCAATGGAAACACCACGTCGAGTGGCTAAAGCTTATGTAAATGATTTATGGGCAGGAAGATATAACG